CCCTCATGTCGTTCCACATCTCAGCCCTCTTGTTTCCAAACGCAATTGGATGTTTAGCGCGGTTGCCAAAGTTCACCCCTCGAACCTTGTATCGTTGCTCAACGAGTCTATCTAGCACCCCATACCCCAGACCGCCTTCATCGACAATGACAAGAGCGGGTTTGTACTCTTCAATCGCCTCAATCACGCGCCCCACAACTGTCATGGTGTCTTCGCCGTGGTAGCGCTTTAAAGCAATCAAATCTCTGCCTTGCCGCACTGCAATCACAGTCGCATCTGCGCCACTCCTGGCAGGGTCAACGCCCAAAATGATTGGCGCTGTGAAATCTTTCCATTTCTCGCGCCTTGCCGCCTCATCTACCAAATCAGGCGAGATGAACTGGTCTTCACCCGCGCTTGGAAATTCGCCATAAACCTCAACCTTGGCCTGAGTGCTTGTCGCGCCATATTCGGCAATGATTTGTTCGTAAACAGATTTGTCAGTGTCTTCAACTGTCCTTGCGTCTACGCTCCTTGTGTCCCAAAAGTTGCGCTTGGCGTGAAATGTCTCGAAAAAGTAGCCGGTATTGCGCCTTGGATTGCTGAACGCAAACCAATATCTGTCTGGCGTGTTCTCAGTAAAGAATCCCGCGCCAACTTCCCAAATGGGGTCAGGAATACCGCTGCTCTCATCAAAAATCAGCATCATCCCGTCTTGGTTGTGAACGCCAGCATAAGAGTCTGGGTTTTCTGCTGACCAAAGCTTGCCTTCAGCCGCCCAGTAGCGCGTTCCCTTCTTTAAATCCCGCTCAACCGCGTCAGTCAACCAATTGGCCGGGACTAACTTAGTCGCCGATATTTCCCACCAGTGTGAATTGATCAACATGGCCGCCCACTTTGTGAGTTCTGCCCAAGTAACTGATCTCAACTGGTTTTCACTGTTTGCACTCACAACCACTGATGCGCCAATGCGTGTGGTCAGCATCCAAAGCACCAACCATGACACTAACGCGCTCTTGCCTATGCCCCGGCCACTGCTGACTGCCATCCGCACAGTGTCAAAGTTAACGCGCCCCTGCTGCTCCTGTATGTGCTTGGTGATGTCTCTTAAAACCTCGCGCTGCCATTTCCTTGGGCCACTGAAGTTAGCCAATGGCGTGTTCTTAACGCCCCACGGGAACGCAAAGCGCACAAACTGTTCTGGGTTGTTGGCAACTTCCGGTGACCACAGCTCCACCATCAGTTTTTGCTCTTCGTTGCTGGTGTAGATGGGGAGTTGCATTTAAGGCCCTGCGCCAGATAAAAATAAGGCATTGTTTGTGGGTGGGGCCAGAGAGTTTTGCTGCTTGTTCATGCCCTCTACGCCAAACCCAGCCGCTGGGATCGCGGGGATCAATCCATGCAGTGGTTGGCCTTGGGCTAGTGCGCCCTTCATCTCTGGCGTGATGTCGATGTAGCGCACCTTTGCGCTTGTGTCTGGCGTTTGGTAATAATTAACGCCAGCTTTTTCGGTTGTCCCTTTTTTGCCAATCGTTGTCTCACCCGTCTTGGCGTTCCACTTCTTGCTTTGCTTATCAAGAAACGCGGGGTAGATTTCATCGTAATATTTCTTCATCCCCTCGCCGCCGACACTTAAATTTTCACCCGAAATAGTTCCTGATGGCTTTTCTGCAATTTGCTTTGCAATAGAAGAACCTAAAACCTCTTCAACTGTTTTGCCTTGTGCTGGCCCGTCAAGAAACTTGCCATTTGCGACAGTGCCGCTGAATGCCGGTCTACTACCATTGAATGCGTTAATCCTTGTTTCATTTGGCTTTACGAACATTCCTTCGTTATCACTCAAATAATTCATTCTTGCCCTGTCATTGCCGCGCATCTCGCTGTGAGGTTTATCGCGTAATGCTTGAAGTTCACTGGCCTCACTAGGGCTTAATTTAGTTCCAGTTTGAAATTCAATTTGACTGACATTTTGTCGTAATTGATCTGAATATCGCTCAATCTGCTGCTTACCCGTGGTCAGGCCAACGCGCTCATAACCATTGTCAGCAGCGTATTTGAGCGCCCGTTTAAGCGCCACTTGATGCCATGTGTCTTTAAAGGGGGCGTCTGGTGGGCCATACTGCTTTGTATCGTGCAGTTTGTTCATTTCTGCAAGTATTTGATTTTCTTGTTTGGAAAGTTTCAGATACTCATCTTCTTTGCCTGTAACTGCCACAATGTCAGCACGATCTTGAACAACCTTTCGATGCTGCTGAGTCAATTCAGCTAATTTCTTATCAAGTTCCGCATCAACGCGGTACCCCCCCTTACGCCCAGCCTGATGCCAATCGGACTGCACCTCTTCAATTAACAACATCTTTTTGCCCTCGGCATCGATGCGGTCATTGACCCTCATGTGGGCTAGGATGTTGGGTTCGTTAAAGTGGGAGGATTTGTAAGACTCAAGATTTTCTCTAAAACCTTTAAGATTATTTGCAGTTTTTAACAGTTGTTCTTGTGCTTCTTCTTGTGTTCTAAAACCTTGACTTCTTGATGTTGGTGTTTCTGCAAAATATTTAATTGTTCCATCATCGTACTGCATAGGTGTAACCTGATACCCTTTTGGCATAGCAGGTTCTTTAAATGGTAATGTTAGCAAAATCTCACGATAATTTTCACCGCCGGGGAGCTGCCAACGCTCATGCTTGGTAGCACCACGGGCTGAACCAGTAACATCTAAACCTTCTGATATTCGACTAGCTTCTTCGCTTAATGTGAAATATCTTTGTGATGTTTGTGGCAATCTGCCTTGTGCTTGATCTCTTTGTGCATAAGACTCTAATTTCTGGCTTAGTTCTTGCCAACCTTCAGGATTTCTTGGTTGGCTAATATTTCTAGCACTCATCCAATTCAATAAATCTTGGCTCGGAGCTTCATTACCACCAAGCATTACCTCTTGCACATCAACCTTGTTGGCCGCAATAAAGTCTTGCACTTCTTGCTTCGTCACATTCTGTTTACCGCGCAAGAAATCATCCAGCCCCGTCCACGCCAGCTCCTCCTTCTTCACATCAGGCACCTTCATCAAATCATTCAAGAACGCCTCGCCCGTCCCAGACTGACGCGCTAAGTTCGAACTTGCTTGCTCGGCTGCCGAATAAAACCCAATGTTTGACACCGGCGCGGTCACTTGCGGCGCGACAACCTCTTTGGCCACCCTTTGCACCGCCGGCATCTCTTTGAACTGCTGCTGCAAAGAAGTAAGCTCTAAATTCAACGCATTCATCTCAGGCCCAGCTTGCAATAACTTCCTTTGCGCCAGCAACTCCCTCATTTGATTCGTTAACTCTTGACGCGGGCCGCCCGGCTCCACAGCAAACTTCAGTGGCGAGGGTGCAAACGCGCTTGGCACTCCAGGAATCGTTGAACGCCCAGACAGCATCCTGTTTGCTAACTCTTCCCCAGCCATGTTCAGCACTGCTTTACCGCCGCGTCCAGCCTTTACGGCTGCGATACGCGCAAGCCTTGCAGCTTGCAACGCCTCGGCCGGTGACAAAGGCAGCAATGCACCCGCACTAGATGCCGCTGCACCCGCTGGGCTGGTTGGCTGGAGCGGCCTTGTTTTTTGGAAATGCTGAGTTGTCCAATTAAATTGTGCTGGCGCGTCATAGTTCGTTTCACCGAACATCTCGGTGGGGCTGGGGCTTCTGAAGATGTTCGCAATGTCTGCTGGCAGTCCCAATGTGGCCGCGCCCCTACCCATGCCGAATTGCAAGGGCATATCTTTGGCGGCCTCTGGGTCTTGCACTGTGCGGTTGCGCTTCAAGTGCGGGAAAAATCCAAACGCGGCTGGGGCATCGTTGAGTGCGTTTTGGTTTGGCATTTTTTTTAAAAATAAAAATTGTGCGTGGGGGCACCGTAACCGTCAGCGCCGGCCCCAAGGCCCTTTGGGGGGTGGGTACTGGGTGGGCATACAGTGGTTGAACTGACCGGCCATGACCATTGTGGGCATTTTTGTGGGTACTTTCCTTGGCTGGTGCCTTGCAACCCGCATAGAACCTCACTTGTGGCGTTATAGGTCATAACGCCTCGACATCAGTCACATCATCGTTCTTAAGTAACCGGGCTTGTGCGGCTTGCAATGCATCAATGACTGAGATGCGCTCATCTGTCACTTGCACTTGGAGGTTGTCGCCGTATGTACGCGGCTTGAGCTTGCTTGCTGTCCACTTCCTTGCGTCTACGCGCAGTCGCTGACGCGCCACCCATGCATGAGCTGCACTGCCTTCAAGGTGGGTTGGCACCTCTTCATCTGATAGGTCTAGGATGTCTTCAGCCAGCGACTCAGCTCGCATCTCTACAGCCTTCTGGTACGCGGCCTTGAGTGAGTCATCGCGCTCCATGTACCTGAAAATGGTCACGCTACAGGGCAATGACTTATCTTCTCTAAGAATTGAACGCAAGCTCTTGCCCTGAGATATCTTGATGAATATCTTTTCCCACATATCGGCTTGAGTAAACATCAATGATTTCATTGGGTTTTTTCCTATTACGCCAGCGTAATGCTAATTTTTCGGACACGAAAACCGCCCACCCTCACATCCCTGCCTATCAATGTACTATTCCAATCTTAGCCGCACGCCGTTTTCCACCTACCAAGCACCATCCCCCTCAACTTCCAATTTAAAACGCGCCTACCCCCCTTAAAACCCCTGCAATGGGCAAAAAAAGGAGCGCTGACCTTTCAATCAACGCCCCAAGTGCGGCAACTGCAATTACCACAACCTAATTTTGACGCATTCGATGCGGGTGCAAAGTTGGGTGTCAAAACATCTGGTGGTATGTCCACA